GTAAGCGTAAAAGCACCTACCAGTACCACAGGCTCAATCCAGTTAAATGGAAGTGATGTACTGACCATTGATAGTAGTGGTAACTTAACAGCACCTAATAATTTGACTGTAAATAGCGGTGCTACATTTGCTACATCACAATGGGTTAAGTTTGGAACAAACAATACTTTTTATGCCGATGCTTCTTATGGTTTAATTGTAAAAGCACCAGCAACATCAAACTTTATTGCTTTTCGCGATTCAAGCGATACAGAGCGTATGCGTATAGACTCTAGTGGTAAATTAAACATAAATTCATCTAGTGTTTATGGACCAAGTAAACTAGGGGTTGCTTATTCAGGTACAACAGACTGGGGTATGACAATAGATGACACAGCAAGTAGTACTAGTTCTGCATTTATTGTATTTGCTACTGGCGGTGCTTTACGAGGACTTATTACAAATGTCAATAATACTTCCGTAGCTTACAATACTACATCTGACTATCGCTTAAAAGAAAATGTAGCACCTATGTCTGGTAGTATAGACAGACTAAAACAACTTAAACCTAGTACTTGGACATGGATACAAAATGGTTCTCATGGTGAAGGTTTTCTAGCACACGAAGCACAAGAGGTTGTACCTGAATCAGTTACAGGAACTAAAGATGCTATGCGTACGGAGGAGTATGAAGTTACTCCAGCAGTTACAGACGATGAAGGTAATGTAACTACCGCAGCCGTTATGGGAACAAAAGAAGTGCCTGACTATCAAGGCATAGACCAATCTAAACTTGTACCATTATTAACATCAGCACTACAAGAAGCTATTACAAAGATAGAAAATTTAGAAACAAGAATACAAGCATTGGAGTCAGCAAATGTCTAGCATAGTTATACAAGGCGATACCTCTGGAAGCATAACAGTAGAAGCACCTAGCGTTGCGGGTACTCATACCTTAACACTACCTAAAGCTACAGGTAACATAGCCACAGATGCTACTGTTGGGTTAGGTACAAAGAACCGCATCATCAATGGTGACATGGTTATAGACCAGAGAAATGCTGGTAGTGTTAAAACTATAGGTAATGGCTCAACTAATACAAATTATATTGATTATACTCTTGATAGATGGCAAGCTCAAAGTTATACAAGTGGTAGTGGAACAGGTGGCTTTGAATTTACGGTTCAGCAAGTTTCAGATGCTCCTGATAATTTTACAAATTCAACAAAAATTACAGTTACTACTTCTAAATCAACTTTAGCAGCTCAAGATGTTGGACGAATACAACAACCAATAGAAGGATATAATATTGCAGATTTAGGTTGGGGAACTTCTGCTGCTAAAGATATAACTATCTCTTTTTGGGTAAAAAGTTCTCTCACTGGTACTTTTGGTGGTGCAATTCATAGTGGTTCTGGAACAATACATTCATATCCATTTACTTATACAATTTCATCTGCAAATACTTGGGAAAAGAAAACATTAACTATTGCTGGATATACAAGTGGAACTTGGTTAACAACAAATGGCATGGGATTAAAACTATGTTTTAGTTTAGGTGTTGGTTCTGATTGGGTTAATACTGCTTTTTCTTGGACTACAGGTACAATGTTAGGGGCTATTGGCGAAACATCAGTAGTAGGAACATCAGGAGCAACATGGCAAATCACAGGTGTCCAACTAGAACTAGGTGAAAACGCTACCCCCTTTGAATACAGACCATATGATATGGAGTTGTTAAGATGTTTTAGATATTGTTGGAAACCTAATGTAAATAGTCAATATGACCCTATTGCAATTGGAAGATGGGTTAATACTACTACAGCTCTTGTAAGTATTAAACTTCCTGTTAGAAGTAGAGCAAATTTTAGTATAGATTATGATTCATTAAGTAATTTTAGGATTAATAATAATGGTTCAACAGGAGTAATTACACCAACCAATTTATTTATTGACCAAGTAAGTGAAGACCATGTAACTTTAGGTGTTGTATACTCTGGTGGAGGACAGACAACAGGTTTTGGAACTACTCTTTACGGATACAATTCTGTTGAAGATTTAATATATAGTGCGGAGTTATAATATGATATATAAACTAAATAAATCTGTCATATCAAATGAAGTAAATTCTGTGATACTAACACTAAATAATAAAACTAGATGTATCCCACTAGACCCTGCTAACACAGACTACCAAGAATACATAGAATGGACAAAACTATCACCAGCTAATGTAGCAGCACCAGCGGACGAATAATGTTTGGACACGCTACCTTTTCACAAGTACCTTATTCATCACTAGGTACAATTATCAAGACAGGTGCTGCATCTGTCAACGGATTAGCAACACTTACAGCTAACGGATTTAGAGTACAGATTTCATCTGCAAGTATCACAGGTACTGCAACGGTTACAGCAGATGCGTTTAGTTTTGTATTTGGTAGTGCTGCAATCAATGGCAATGCAACCTTATCTGCATTAGCAAGTAAAGTTAATCATGCAACAGGTGCTATTACAGGCACAGCAACACTTACAGGTTCTGCACTACGCATACGATTAGGTGATGCAAGTGTTAATGGTACTGCAACCATTACTGTTGCACTATCAGGTTCTATTATAGATGCAAGTGCAAGTATATCTGGCACAGCAACGCTAACAGCAGATGGATTGCGTATTAGATTAGGTGATGCAGATGTTAATGGAGCTGCAAGTGTTACGGCACTTGGTGGTTTATTAGCAAGTGGTTCTGCTGTCATTACAGGTGAAGCAACTGTAGTAGCTGTGGGTATTGGTATATTTGATGCAGATGCAAGTGTTACAGGAACAGGTACAGTTACAGCAATAGGTTACAGGCTAGGTGAGGAATGGAGTGATTCTGCAACTGGTAGTGAGGTTTGGACAGATTCTAGCGTAGGTTCAGAAGTATGGACTGATTCAGCAGTAGAGTCAGATATTTGGTATAGAAAAGGGTAAAACATGGCAAAGACAAAGATTAGTGAATACGATAGCACCGCAGCTAATAACACCGATATTGATGGTGTTAATTTGGCTGAAGGATGTCCTCCTTCTGGTATTAACAATGCTATTCGTGAAAGTATGGCACACCTTAAAGACTTTCAAACAGGTGCGTCAGGTGATTCTTTAACAGTAGGTGGAACATTGACTGCAAGTGGTAATGCAAATTTTACTGGCGAAATTCAACTTAATGGTAGTGCAGGTACATCTGGTCAATTTTTAACATCTCAAGGTTCAGGTAGCGACCCAACATGGACAACGCTTACAGCATTTTCATCTGGAATGTTAATGATGTGGTCAACAGGAACTGCACCAACTGGATGGTTGCTATGTAATGGTTCTGCTGTTAGTCGCACTACTTATGCTACTTTGTTTAGTGTAATTGGCACTACTTTTGGCTCTGGTGACGGTTCTACTACATTTAATCTTCCAGACTTACGAAATAAAATGCCTATTGGTGCAGGGTCAACATATTCAGTAGCAAGTACAGGCGGAAGTGCAAACGCTATTGTCGTAAGCCATACTCATACAGCATCTACAAACTCTGCTGGTAATCACCGACATTTAGGTAATTCTTATGTGTTTCATGGTACAGGTGATAATTCTGGTGAAAATGCTTATCGTGCAGATGGTGCTCAAACATCTGGTAGACGATGGTACACAGACTATCAAGGTAGCCATTCACACACAGTAACAGTAAGTAGTGCTGGTTCTAGTGGCACTAATGCTAATTTACCGCCATATGTAGGTTTATATTTTATAATTAAAACTTAATGCAAGTTATAGAAAACTTTTTTAGTCATGAGGTGTTTGAAGATATTTATGAAAATGTCTTTCAAGTAGGCTGTCCTTTTTATATGCAACAAGGCATTACAGAAAAAGATGATGGGTTTTATTATTTTGTTCATCAGTTTTACAAAGATAACAAACCTATAACAACATTCTATGATTTTTATTATGAGTTAATAAAAAAACAATTAAATATAGACATATTGTTAAGAGGTAAAATTAATATATACAACCAAACACATGAGGTTGTAGAACATAAATTACATACAGACTATCCTTACAAACATAAAGTAGCATTACTTTCGCTTAATGATTGCAACGGATTCACAATATTAGAAGATGGCACAAAATTACCAAGCAAAAAAAATCAAATGATTATATTTGATGGTAATAAATACCATAAGAGTACATCTTGCACAGATGCTCCGTTTAGAGCAAATATCATTATTAATTATTTAGACAAGGAATGTTTGGCATAAATGGCTACACAAAGATTACAATTTACAGAATGGTTACCAGACCAACCTGCTATGGCAGGTAGTTTAAACGATGCCAAAAATGTAGTCCCTCTGTCACTTGGATATAGTGGCTTCCCAAATGCAGAAAATTATTCTGGTTCTGCTAGTGAAAACTTAAACAACATTATTGTAGGCAAGTTTGGTGCAGATGTTCAGGTATTTGCAGGTGGTTCTACTAAACTATTTAAAATGGATAACACAACACTTGCATTAGCAGATGTATCTAAAACAGGTGGGTATTCTAGTACAGATAACTGGCAGTTTAAACAGTTTGGTAAAAAAATTCTTGCAGCTAATAATAGTGCAAAAATACAATCATGGGAAATAGCAAGTTCTACTGCATTTGCAGATGTAGATTCTTCTGCACCTATCGCTAAATACATTACCGTTGTTCGTGATTTTGTTGTTGCAGCCAACATTAACGGTGGCACAGATGCTAACAAAGTACAATGGTCTGATATTAATGATGAAACTAATTGGACAAGCGGATCTACATCACAATCAGATTATCAGATTATTCCTGATGGCGGAAACATAACTGGTCTTGCAGGTGGTGAATTTGGTTTAGTATTTCTTGAAAAAGCTGTGGTGCGTATGTCATACATTGGTTCACCATTGTTCTTTCAGTTTGACACTATATCAAGAGGACTAGGTTGTTTAGAGGGAAATTCTATTGCAACCTATGGTGCAACTACATTCTTTTTAGCAGACGATGGTTTCTATAAATGTGATGGCACTAATGTTGTTGGTATTGGTACAGAAAAAGTTGACCGTTGGTTCTTTGATGATTGTTCATTGACAGATTTAAATAGTATGACGACTGCTGTTGATCCTATTAAAAAACTTGTTGTATGGAACTACAAAGCTGTTGATGGTAAACGACACATGATTATTTATAATTGGCAAATAAATAAATGGTCAAGGGTAGAAACATTAGCTACTGGTGTAGGTACAATTGCTTCTACAGGCACAACATTAGAGGGTCTTGCATCACTAGGTTATACAGATATAGATGCTATGACCGCATCTTTAGATTCACGACTATTTATTGGTGGTAAGTTTTTATTTGCAGGATTTGAAGATGATAAGATTGTTACCTTTACAGGTTCTACTTACAATTCTGAAATTATTACAACCGATGTAGAAGTAGGTTACAACTCTGTAGTCACTCTTGCTAGACCAACCATTGATAATGGTACTGCTACAGTTAAAGTTGCAAGTCGTAAAGAGCTAGATGATAACATATTATTTGGTGCTGCTGTAACAACATCGTCAGAAGGTCGTGCACCTTTACGCAGTTATGGTAGATACCATAGGTTTAGTATTAGTCCAACAGGTAACTGGACTAACGCAGTAGGAGTAGATGTAGATATAACACCAACAGGAACTAGGTAATGGCAAGACAGAATATGTATCGTAAGCTACCATTTCAAGGTGGCGAACCTCGTCTAGTTGCAGAGGTGGTAAACAATGCTGTTGAAGGCAAGACAAATAATACTGGTCAAATAACTTTGGCGAATGGCGGTGCTACTACAACAACACTTTACGATGAGCGTATAGGTTTTGATTCTGTTATTTTGTTTGCTCCATTGACTTTAAGTGCCGCAGCTACAAATGCTTATCCTTATGGAACATTTGAAGAAAGAGCAGATATAACTTTTGCAACTGCTAACACACCACAAATATTAGATTTATCAGAATCTGAATATACAGTAGGTATGTCATTAGCAAGTAATCGTATCACAGTCAGTTATGCAGGTATTTATGATTTAGATGTATCTGCTTTATTTGTAAATACTGATGTTCAAATCCATGAATCATATATTTGGGTTAGGGTAAATGGAACAGATGTGCCACATTCTGCAACAAAATTTAGTGTGGTAGAAAGTCATGGTGGTGTAGATGGATATATGCCTATTAATATTAATCACCCATTAGACCTAGATGCTAATGATTATGTTGAAGTTGTTGCAGCAGTAGATAATACAGGTATTTATTTAGAAAATTATGCAGCACAAACAACGCCTTATGCAATACCTGCAATTCCTGCATTAATGGTTAATTTGCAAATGATAGACCCATCACAAACAACAGGGTCAGCACATGAGTTATATGTAAGCAATAGACAAAAAGGACAAGCAACTATTACTCATTTACCTAACAATACATCAGATAAGACTTATCAGTATATAATAGTAGGATAACAACTACTAGGACTTGTCATGGCACTTACAGTTTATATTGTACCTACCAATCATGTACAACAATTTTGGCATTTAGCAGAACCTTTACTGCAAAAAGCATTAGATAAAGGTAACGGTGAGTTTACTGCTGACCAATTAAAATTACTCGTTGCTCAAGGACAGCAACAATTAGTCTTATCTATGGATGAAGATAAGAAAGTGCATTGTGCTTTAACAGTACAATGGATTATGTACCCTAACGACCGAATTGCTTATATTACTTATATAGGTGGTCGTAATACAAAAGATGGATTTGACCAGTTTAAAACATGGGTTAAAAATAGTGGTGGAACTGCAATACGAGGTGCTACCAAGTTTGAAAGTATAGCTAGACTTTGGAATAGGCTATATGGATATGAAAAAATATATACACTAATGGAGCTTAAATTATGATTATGCAATTAAAAATATGGTTGTTTAAACAGCTATATAAATCTATCGCAAAGCATGGCAGAGAAGGTGATACTGAACTTGCCCATGTCAATCCTTACGAGGTAGAGCTATTAAGGTTAGCAGGTGGTAGTGGTACAATTAACCCAACCACAGGACTGCGAGAGTTTAAAGGCGGTGGTGGTCAAACACAAACAACTAAATCTGAATTAGACCCTACAGTTAGACCATTTGTAGAATATGGTTTACAAGAAGCTAAAGATTTATATCAAACAGCTGGGCCACAATATTATCCAGAAGCAACTTATGTTCCAGCATCAGCAGCTACAACATCTGCATTACAAGCAGCACAACAAAGAGCAACAGCAGGTAGTCCATTAGTACCTGCAGCTCAACAACAACAATTAGCTACAATACAAGGTGGTTATTTAGGTGCTAACCCATACTTATCTGCAGCTATGACTGGTGCAGCCGATGTTGCTAAACAACAATATTACGATGCTATTATGGGTACTCGTAGTGGTGCATCACAAGCAGGTCGTTATGGCTCACCAGCTATGTTTGAACAACAATCAAGAGCACAACAAAACCTTGCTAACGCATTATCGCAAGAAGCAGGTAGACTCATGTATCAAAACTATGGTGCAGAAAGAGCAGCTCAACAAGCAGCCGTGCAACAAGCTCCTGCAATGGCTCAAGCTGACTATGCTGACATTCAACAATTACTTGCAACAGGTCAAACACAAGAAGATTACGCAAGACAGAAACTACAATCTGATATTGCTAGATTTGAGTTCGGTCAAAACTTACCGTACTCTAAACTACAATCATACTTGTCTGCTGCATACGGTGCTCCTGCTCCTATTCAGCAAACTACAACATCTAGTGGGGGTGGCAAATAATGGCAATGATACCATACATGGCGGCAGGTTATGCTGTTGATAGAATGATGGGTGGCTCTGGTATGACAGGGTTAGCATTAGGTACTGGTGTTGGTGGATTTAGCACAGGTGCTTTTAGCGGACTGTTTGAAGGAGCATTAGCACCAGAATTAACAGCAACAGAATTAGGTACTGGTGCAACTGGTTTTGCACAATATCCTGCATTAGAAGCACAAAGTATATTAAGTCCAGAATTAACTGGTGCTGACATGATGACAAGTTTTAGTCAAGGAGCATTATCACCAACATCTAGCATGATGACTAATCCTGCTTTACTTGCTAATGCTGAACAATTATATGCTACTCCTAGTTTATTTGAACAAGGTAAACGAGCATTAGGCGCAGGATTAGATACAGTATCTGATTTTGCTGACAATCCAGTTACAAGATTTATTAATACAAGTTGGGACGATATGGATATGGGCGATAAAGGTTCTACGCTTATGATGGGCAGTAAAGCAGTAGATACTATGACAGCTCCGCAAAACATGATTCAGCCACCACAAGTAAGAGTTGAACAAGGTAAAGAACCTAACATTGCTGCACCATTAGCAATTAATGTACCAGCATCAGGTGTTCAAATTGCTACATCTGGACAATTAGAAAGAATGTTGACACCTCAACAAAGAAAAGCACTAGGATTATTATAAGGATATACAATGGCTATTAACCTAAAAGATATATTAGATTATGTAACACCAGAACCTAGATATACTGGTGAGTTAAAGAATCTAGGCCTTATTACAGCAGGTGATTTAGAAAAGGCTAGAAACCAATCTATATTTCAAGGGCTTCTAGGAGCTGGTTTAAACTACCTAGCACAGCCTAAAAACATGGGGTATGGGTCAGCCGTACCTTACCTAGCAAAAGCTGGTATAGCTGGATTACAGGCTGCTGAAAGACCTTATGAAAAGTTAAAAGAAGATGTGCTTATGAAAGAGAAGCTTCGTGAATTACAATATGAAAAAGCACAAAGAGAAAAACAAAGATTAAAAGAAGAAGATATTCAAAGCATATATAAAAAAGGTTTGCTAAAAGATACAAGAACTTCTCAATCAGCATTGCCATCAGCTCCTGAATACACTACATTGCCTAGTGGCGAGGTTTCACCAAGACCTGTATTTAATGTAACTAAACGACCAGACATTGTTTCAACAGGCACTAATTGGGATACTATTAACGAACTAATAAGTAAAGGGTATATTGATGAAGCTGAAAATGCTATGGGTCTTGCAAAATTACAAAAAGAATTAACTGCTCCAGCAGAAATAGAATCAAAAACAGTTGGTGGGAAATTGGTATTTTTCAAAAAAGGCACAGACCAAATTGTAAAAGAAGTAGATTATAATACAGATAAATTAGAACAAAAAAGAGTTTTAAAAAGATCCCTAGCAAGTGACGGAACTGTAATGGAACAACCTTTAATTGAAAGAAAAGTAAATGGTCAAATTGTAGGGTACGAAGAAATAGAAGGTGAAGGCGCATACCCAAGAAATGAAATGAAGATTGGTATTGCACAACCTCCAAGACAAGTTACTGAAGCGTCAATAAAAGTAACAAAAAAACAAATACAACAACTATATCCTGATTATGATATTACTAATTTAGATAATAATAAAGCAGCTTATATTGAAGATTTAGCAAATCAATTAATTAATAGGCCTGAAGCAAGAGCTAATAATTTAAGTAAAATTCAAGCAATAAAATTGATTATTGATCAAACAAAAATGTTAGAAAAAGCAGACGATATAGTAGATGTTGGTAGTCCAAATTACAGGCTCGTTATTCCAAAAACTCCTCCAACTATTAATTATGGTGATGTTGTTGACTGGAACGATTTAGGTTAAAGGAAAATATAATAATGGATGTTCGTTTACCAGACGGAAGAATATTAAGAAATGTTCCAGAAGGAACTACCAAAGCGGAAATAGAAAAAAAATTAAATTTAACTACACCGCAAATTAATGTTTCACCTACAGAAAAAGAAATTGAAGAGTCTGTAGGAATATTGACTGGTAAAAAAACTTGGGATGACTCAACAACTGTTGGAAAAATTTTAAACAAAATTATTCCAGAGCCAGAAAAAATACCAGAACAATTAAAAAGGCAATCTGGTTTAGCAGGAAGACACTTCATAGAAGGAACTTCTGACCTAGCTGATTTTATAGCCACACCAGTTAGAGAAGGTTTAAATATTTTTCTTCCAGAAGAAAATAAAATTAAACCTATTAAAGAATCTGTTGTTAAACCAGCGTTAAAAGAATTAGGTGTGCCAGAACCAAAAACAAAATTAGAAAGAGTTGTTGGTGAGGCAACTAAAATAATTCCATTTACTGGTGGCACAAATGCGCTTATTAGAATGGCAAATCCTAAAACTTATTTAGGTAAAAATATTCAACAAACATTATTAGAAAGCGAAGGAAAACAATTAGCATCAGCAGCATTAGCAGGCGCTGGAACACAATACGCTCAAGAAGAAGGGGCTGGTACTGCTGGGCAGCTAGGTGCTGGATTTGCAGCAGGAGTGCTTCCATTTTTAACAAAAGGGAAACAAAGTCAAATACAAAAACCTTTTGCTAAACAAAATTTAACAAATAAACAAGTAGACAAAACAACAGATTTACTTCTTGATTATGAATATGATTATGCAAAAAATTTAAAATTAGGATTAGACCCTAATGAGTCAAAAAAAATAGCATTAAAAAGGCACGGATTAACTGAAGACAAACTCACTCAATCCTATATTAATGTTGACAGGCCTGTTAATAATTTTGTAAATAAAAATGGAAACATTAATTTACCTGCAATTGAAACAACTATTTTAAACAAAGAAAAATCAGACTTTGAAGCAGGTGGCATTCTTTCTAATTTAACAGCAAACTTAACAACAAGAATGAAAGGCATTACAGAGGATGGTGCTAATAGGTTAAGATTTCATGATTTTAGCGAATCTATTAATGTTGATAGAAAAATGACTGCTGTTGAACCTTTTGTAAAAATATTAGAAAATATTAAAAAAAATACTCCACAAAAATACAAACAATTAGAGCTTGATTTATACAATGAAAATCATGCTTCTGTTTTAAAAACAATGCAAGATCAAGGTAGTGATGCTGTTAATGCTTGGAAAAACACTCAACAAGTATTAAATACAATTAAAAATGAATTAAAAGATTCTGGATTTTCTTTAAATAATATTGAACAATATTATCCAAGATCTGTTAAAAATATTAAAAAATTTCATAGAGCCTTTAATATAAATGAAAAAGCTGATTTAGATAAATTATATGAACAAAAATTATTAAACAATAAAGTTGCTCAAATTCAAAGACAAGACAAAAATTTATCCAAAACTGATGCAATAATTAAAGCGCAAGAGCTTATAGAGCAGCAAGGGCTTACTGTAGAAAAAGATTTAAGTATGTCTGACAAATCAGAAATTATGGATATGTATTTAAGAGGTTATGGCGGCCAAAAATTACAGGCTGGAAAACCAAAATACACAAAACAAAGAAATGTAAATGAATTAACAGAAACACATTTACCTTATTATGATGATGCTTCAATTAGCTTAATCAATTATATTAAACAAACTCAAAAAGATATAGAAAAAAGAAGATTTCTTGGTCAAGATATACAAAGAGATCTTTCTAGTGATGCAGATATATCAGCTTCTGTTGGAACTGTTTTGGCTAGAGCTCAACAAGAAAATAATAATAAATTATCACAAGAACAATTAAACGAATTAAGAAGTTTGATTGTATCTAGATTTGGTAAGGGCGAGCAACAACCAATAAAATCAGTAGCTACAGTTAAAGATTTAATTTATACAGGAGCTTTAGCAAACCCATTTGCTGCTGGAACTCAAGTTGGCGACATATTTCAAACAGCATATCAATTTAATTTAAGAAAAGCTGTGGGAGGTTTATTAAATACTAAACAGGCAAAGCTAAAAGATTTAGGATTAGAAGATACAATTAATGCTGATCTCTCTAAAGAAAAAAGATGGTCATCTACTTTACTTGGAAAACTTTTAAAAACAAATTTCTTTAAAAGAATAGACCAGCTTGGCAAAGAAACAAACATGAACACAGCTTTGCGTGATGGTATGCGTTTAGCAAAAAGCAAACAAGGGTCTAAAGTTTTAGAACTTAAATGGAAAAAAGTTATGGGCGATGAGTACGATAACTTTAAAAAAGAATTAGAAGCAGGTGAATTAACAGATAATGTAAGGTATTATTTGTGGCATAATCTTGCTGACCAACAACCTATATCGTTGTCAGAAATGCCTAAATGGTATCTTGATATGCCTAACGGAAGAGTTTTTTATGCTTTACAAACATTTGCATTAAAACAATTAGACATTATTAAAAGAACGATTATTAATGAATATAGGCATGGAAGTAAAAAAGAGGCTTTAAAAAATGCTGTTAGATATACTGCAATTGTAGGTGGTGGTAATACTGCTGTTGATTACGGTAAAGATATTGCTTTAGGAAGAGAAATAGATCCGTATAATATTCCAAAAGATATTTTATTTAATACAATTAAAGTCTTTGGTATTAATGAGTATGGATTTAACACAGCTTTAAAACAAGGCAATCTAGAAAGATGGATTGCTGATACTTGGATGCCGCCTATAGGGATTATTACTGCTCCTCTACAAGATGCTTTATTTTTAACTAAAAAAGCACTTGACCCTGATGAAGAAATAACTTCAGAAGATTTATATAATTTACAAACAGGAAAACGATTACCTTTTACTGGCCCATTAATTCCAAATTATTTAGGTGGTGGAAGAGAGAGGTATAATGAAAGACTTGAAGAAGAAAGAACTGATAACATATTTGGAATTGAATAATGACGCCGCATGAAGAACTAATAGCACACGAGAAAATTTGTCAAGAAAGATACATGACAATTCACAAACGACTGGATAGGATTGAAATGATGCTCAACAAACTCATATGGGGTGCGATGGGCGGTTTCGGTGCTATCTGTGTCGCTGTGGTAATATCTACACTCCACCTGTGATGAAAGAGGTTGGTTTGTGGATAATGGTTGTAGTATATATAGCAATACTTATACTACTCAATTTATAACTTCAAGGAGTTAATTATGGAATGTTGGGATTGGTCACATTGGGCAGTATTAGTGGTTGCCTTATGGGTATGGCACAATTTTGCTGGTGATTTATGGTCAGAATTATGGTCATGGGCAAAATCTTGGTGGAAATAGTTGGACTACACTAAAATAATTACAAGTCTTATCCCACTACTATTGGTCGCAATGTGGTGGGTGATAGACTCTATGAATACAGTTAATCGTGATATACATTTAATGAAGTCACACATGGCACACCTTATTACACCTGACGGTCAGATTGTACCATCAACAGGTAATATGGTAGCCAGACAAGAATTAAAAGAAGAGCTTGTAGGACAAATGCACGATTTAGATATTAGATTAAAATTGTTAGAACAACCAAAATATATTACAGGTAATTCATGTGGAAACAAGATGTATTCAGACTTTCCTTGTATGCGACATGAAGGCTGTATAAAGGTAGATTAATATGTTCGGTATTATAGGTAAATTACTAGGTAGTGGTGATGTTATCAAGAAAGGTTTAGACCTTATTGATGATATGCACACCTCTAAAGAAGAAGAGATACTAGCCAAGAGCAAAGCAAAGATTGACTTACTACAAGCATATGCACCGTTTAAACTAGCACAAAGATACCTTGCAGTTATGTTTTCTGCGGTATTTTTATTTATTATGCTCAACGGTGTTGTAGGTGCGTTGTATGGTTGGATAGATATGGCTAATGTATCAGAGGCTAAAGACTTTGCTAACGAAATGTGGCTAGGTGAAATCATGTTAGCCATTGTAGGCTTTTATTTTGGCGGAGGCTTGGTAGAGTCTGCTCGTAGAAAATGAATTTAACTCCACACTTTACACTAGAAGAATTTACTTATAGTGAAACAGCAACAAGGCTAGGAATAGATAATACCCCTACCATAGAGGTAAGACAGAATCTTGAAGTCCTAGCGTTAGGAATGGAAAATGTCAGAATACTATTGGGCTGTCCAATCACTATTAGTAGTGGTTATCGCTGCCTTGAGCTTAACAATATACTCAAGTCTAAACCCACATCTAGTCATGTCAAAGGCTTGGCTGCGGACTTCAGAGCTAATAAGTACGGCGATCCTAATAGTATTGTCTTTGCCATTGTTAATAGCGATATTCCTTACGACCAAGTTATTAATGAGTACGATCAATGGGTTCATATATCTTTCGCAGCGCATGGCGAAACTCCTAGAAAACAAGCGTTAATTATTGACAAGAACGGCACATCGTTATATACTAAATAAACAATTAGTCTGGAACGCTAATGAAAATCTTACTGCTGGATATAGAAACAGCTCCCAATACTGCTCATGTATGGGGTCTTTGGAATCAGAATGTTAGTATCAATCAACTCATGGAATCTAGTTATGTCATGTGTTGGGCAGCCAAATGGCTTGGCAAGAAACAAGTTATGTTTGATTCAATAATGGAAAACACACACACTAACATGATTAAAAGTGTTAAAAGATTGTTAGATGAATGTGATGCTGTTATCCATTATAACGGTAGTAAGTTTGATATACCTACCTTAAATAAAGAGTTCTTATTGTTGGGATTAAAACCACCAGCACCTTATAAAGAGATTGACTTACTTAAAACAGCAAGAAGTAGATTTAAATTCCCTAG